TCTGTGATTTCTGCCATAGATGTCTCCTGTTATTTTATGTATTATAACAAATATAGGAGCAACTGGCAAGATGTCATTTAATGAGTGCGGAGATCATCATCTACATAGTACATATCAGCGATGACATTTCGGATAAAACCTTTATCAGTGTACACTATAGTATATTTTTCATTAAAAAACTTATTAGATCTGTACATCTTTTCAAGATAGAAAGAACTATTATAGTTTTCTAATAAGTTGTTAAACTCGTCAGAATCTTCTTTGATATTTGGAAAATACTTACGAGCAATTTTTTTAAAATACTCTACCCTAGATTTTGGAGGTAATCCTAAGATTGCATCTAAGGTAGCATCATCTAAATCGTCTAAAATAAAAGGTTTCATAAAGATAAGGGATGGTGTTGCCACCATCCCCCTTAACAATCAGAAAGTTAAGTTAGTGATTACTCACCAGCAGCTTTTGGCGTGTAATCTGCACAGCTCAGACCACGACGGGTCAGAACAGTTTTTACACCACGAACTGTTTTGTCGAATGAAGTTGCAATTTCTTCGACAGTCTGATCGAGCATATCTTCAATACCCTCGTATGGGTCAGATTTAACAGCTTTTTTATCACGCTGAGGAGCCTTGAGACCCATTGACAGAAGCTTGCCACGGATTGAGTTTACAGAACGACCCATTGCGTCTGCTACCTCTTCAAGATAAGACCCGCCTTCTACCATAGAAGTGATCTTTGCTTCTTCTTCCTCAGAGTAAGTACGTGGAGTAACTTTCTTTTCGGCTGGCTTGACGTGCGAAGTCATTTCCAGAGAAAGTGCTTTACCGTTAATTTGACGAGCAGTGAATTTACCATCCATAAAGGAGTCAGCAATTTCTTCTGCGGTCATATTACCAGAGTTTGCTTCCAAGAATGATGCGAGCGCATCAGTTTCTTCAGCTGAGAAGACAGGAGCTGCGCCTGGCTTCTTTGGTACGTCGTATCCCAGCTTACGCAATTTAGCTGTGACAGAACGACGTGGAAAATCGAATTCAGTCATCAGACCTTCAATCGACTCTTCGGTTACACCTGCACCTGCAACTTCGTGCATACGAGCAACCATTTCATCAGTATATTCAAACTTAGACATTTATTGTTCCCCTCGAACTTAAGTTTTGTTGAATTTTCAAGAGTTATGTTTTTCTCTTGACTTTATATAGAGATATTACAGAAAAGTTTTAGAACAAGCAACTGAAATATGACAGTATTTGGTGACTTGGTTGTTTTTCTTTTTATTAAAAATCACCGCTTAAGACTTCTTTTTGGCTTGACCAGTAATCTACAATGGTTATACCAAGAGTAACAGCACGCTTATATTTAGAAGAGGTTGTATCTCCTCCAGTAATAAGTGCGTAACAATCTTTAGTGACTGTTGAAGTTACTTTGAAGCCTTTGCTTTCGAGACGATCTGCAAGATCACCACGAGTCATATCCAGCTTTCCTGTAATACATACTTTTCGAGCAGGCGTTCCTACTATTTCTTCAACCGTGACATTCTGTTCTAGTTGAAGAGGTAAGGTTGTTACCCACTCTTCATTTTCGTCGAGCCAAGATAGAACTGAATCAACAGTTGAAGGGCCAATACCTTTTATTTCTGTGGTTTCAATATCTCTTAGATTTCTGAATGCTGGAATCTTGCTAATAATCAGTTTAGCGGCAGATTTACCAACCCCAGGGATGCCAAGGGAAGCAAGAACAATATCATAAGGTTTGGTTTTTGTTCTTTCGATCTCAGCTTCGACTTTAGCGCCGTTAGCGCCAAGTTTAGACCAGTTTTGATCATCATAGATGTCAACTGGATGCGTTAGTCCCATCTTCTGAACAGAAGCTGGACCTAATCCTTTGATATCAATAGTCTTGATAAAGTGTTCCAAAACTTTTGATGTGTTAATATTATTACGATCTGCGACCACCAGTCTAGGACCATCTCGCTTTGTTTGCATACCAATGGTCTGTTCTGCGTGGTTTTGGGTAATCTTAATTCTGTGCTCAGAGTGTTGGACAACGCCTATAAATTTTGGTATAACACCACCAGCACGTTCGATTTGAATTAGATCACCTAGCCCAAGATCGTGTTCTTCTATAATGCCTATATTATGTAGAGTGACACGCGAAATGGTGGCGTCATCGAGCACTACTGGCTCGACAACGCCTGTGGGATTCACAGTTCCAGTTCGACCAACTACCCATAAGACGTCTTGTAGTGTAGTGATTGCAGTCTCAGTCATGCGCTGTTTGAGAGCCACAGCAAATCGCGGATACTTTGAAGTATATCCAAGTTGCTGTGATTTAGCATATGAGTTGCAACGATACACTACACCGTCTTTAGGGTATTCCCAAGCGCGGTCTTCAAGCACTGTAAAGAATCCCATCCCTTTTAAAACTTTCATACGAGGCAAGTAGTCCATATCGACTCCAAGCCAATCATGTGCGATAAAATTAATATTTCTGTCTTTGAACTCATACGCAGATTTTAAGCCTAGTGCGCCTGAGACATAATTTCTAAAATTTTCAACTTCATTATCTGTCACACACTCACCATTAACAACAACTTCATCGAATTGTGTATCGATTCGATGAGGAACATTTTTAATCCACTCTGCGAGATATGTTACATCTTCTCCCTGCTCTCCATTACCACGTGTGATAGCGAGCCTAAGCTTACCGCCACGATAAACGAGTGTAAGATTTGAACCATCAATTTTAGGAAGTTTGACATCCATCCAAGATTCAACTTCTTCTTCACCTTCATAGATTTTACGAAGAGAATAGAGTTTGTGAGGGTGTGTGATTTTTCCAGCAGAACCGCCTACACGAAGAGTTGGGGAGTCATAGTCTCTCCAGCCTTGTGCTTTTTCCATTGCTTCAAGCTTATCATACAACTGATCATATTCCCCATCTGAAAGAGTGGGGGCTGACAAATCATAGTAAGCTTGATTATGTGTTTGGATAATTGTTTTGAGTTCTTTGTAATTCATATATAGATAATATCTGAAAAATAAGTATTAAGAAAGAAATAAGTGACTTAAGAATTGTCACACGCTTTTTTAACCAGTAAATCAAGTGGTTGTTGAGGTATAGAGTTGATATATTTAGCATTTTCATCAATCTCTAGTATTTTATTTATCATAGGGTTTTGATAATCAATTGGGAAGAACTTATTTAATGTTTCTAGGTATTCTTGCTTATATAAGTAGAGTAATTCTGTGCTAATAAACATTTTATCAGCATATCTTATGTTTTTTATTTCTTGAAGTAGTTTATCATAGGTTTTTTCACCTCTAACTCTTTCTTCTTGCTTTTCAAGAATGTTTTTATCTCTTCCAATAATTACAAACGTAGTTTCACAATACAATCTTGCTATATTAAAGAATTCAAAATATTTTGGGATATTAGGTTGTTTGTCGTAGAAGTAAGGACATGAGATAGACGTGACGAAATAGTTTGATTTATCCCAATCAAAAGCATGAAGTAGATCTGGATTTTTCCAACAAAGAGAAAAAGGTTCTTCGTGATGACCTATCCAATACTTATCTAAAAGAGCACTCCACCCAAATACTTTCGGGTGAAGCGCAAATATCTTAGACCAAAGATGGTTTCCAGAACCTTGTGGTCCGGTTAAGATGAGTAGTTTTTTACTTGGCATCCATTTTACTAATAACAAGAGCAAGAACAGGTGAACCAAAAATTGCGATTAAGGTTCCCATAAATGCAGTATTAGTATACCCTAATTTTCCAGCAACAAACAAGACTTCTCCTACCGTAGCTGGTACGAGAATACCCCAAAACATTCCACGTTCTGTGATCCAGTGTGGTTTTACTAGAGAAATCATTGACGGTAGCCAAACAGCGGCTCTTAGTACTGCAAAAAACAAAAACAGATATACAAGTTGCATACCTGGGATATTAGCTACAACAATACCTGCAATAGCTAAAGTAATCATTCCCCATCTAGCATAGTTGATAACTGCTTGGTCATCAGTACCGCCTTTAAAGGCGTTAAAGATATCATGTCCTGTCATATTTGCTACAGAAGCAAATTGAGAGTCAAGAATAGCAACAAGCCCAGCAAAAATCATAAAGGCAAAAAAGATGGATGCTACTGGAGGCAAAAGTGTTCCAATGACGACAGCGTTGGTAGTGCCAACCATGTTATTTGGTATACCAAGCTCTAATCCTGCGGCAAGAAATCCAAGTAATCCCATTAGAATAGGGATCACGATAAACACAAATGACGCAATTACATATGATGGAATAATTGACTTTGTTTTAATGGAAAAGGCTCGTTGATAGAAAGAATTATCTCCCCAAGGACCTCCCATGTGTCCAAGAAAAGCTGCGGCACCAAATCCTGTAAAAATACCCCAAGCAAAAGGAGTTCCAAAAATCTCAGCTCCTTGGCCTGTACGACCACCAATACCTGCTACTACTACATCCCAGCCTCCTGCTGAAGAAATAGCCCAAGGTACCAGAATAACTGCTCCTGCCCAAACTACACAGATTTTGATAATCTCTGTTACAACAGTTGCTTTTAACCCTGTTCTAAAAGAATAAAGAATTGCTACACCAGCCATTAGAAAGGTAGCAAGAGTGTAATCAATGCCAGTTAAAACTTCAACAGTTTTTGAACCAGCTAAGAGGTTGATTGCGAAAGCGCAAGTTGCCAGAATCATCATTTCTACAACAAAAAGAGTTTGAACCCTTCCAGAAAATCGTTCTTTTAAGTATCCTGAGAAGGTAAAACCTTCAGGAGCACGTTCTCTAATTTGTTTTGCAAAATAAGCAAAGGCTCCTAGTGTTAAAAAGTTTCCAAGGCAGAACCAAAAAAGACCAACAAGACCATTTACATATGCCTGTTGTGCAGAAATAAATAGTCCTGGAGCCCAAAGCCATGCAGCAGCTACTGACAAACTACCTTGAAAAGTATTAAGCTCACGACGAGCTACTAAAAATGATGTTTTAGTATCATTGTACCCTCTTGAGAACCAGTAAGTCAGTGCAAGAGCAAAAAGCCCATAAGCACCTAAGATAGCAATCCCCATAGAAGGAGCAAAAAGAGGAAATAAATCCATTATAATTCTCCATAAAAAAATCCATGCCCTTGCGAGCACGGATTGAAAAAGATTAACGAACTTCTAAGCGAGCGTTGTTAAACTATATGTTATTCATATGGTTTTGACCATATAAAATAAAGTCTACCATTATTGTCGCTTTTAATATCAAGAATGTCAACCCCAAGATAATCAGCAGAGTTAATAATAAAGTTAGTTGACCACGGATAAAATGAAATCCAACGAGATTCAGGAGCATCGTGAGATAATCCTGGATTTACTCTAAAAAACATTTTACCATTTTTTGCAGAAAGTGACACAGTTTTTTCTAATTCAGAAAATATTTTATCAGTAGAGCCAAAGTTAATGCTTCCAAAAGCGATAATAGCATCATACTTTTCCTGTGTGATATAACTTAATATAGGAACTTTGATATCAGCACAGTCATTATAGGGATCAATACCGATAAGGTTATGGATTTTATTTTTAAATTCATTATACCCACAACCAATATCTAATACTGTCCTCGGATTGAGAGAGTTTATTTCTTGAAGAATAGCCAGACCTGAGTGTTTGTATGTTTTTGTTCTGGGTTGCCAGATTTCTGTAAAATACTTTTTTAATACTTCCTCATCAATTCTATCTACTAACTCACCAATATTAGTAAAGTTAACATCTTCAACATCTATATTGAATATGCCTCTGATAGCTTGTCTGAGTTTTTTATCGTTTCGTAGTAGTTGTGGGGATGTTTGAAACATCTCTTCAAGCTTAAAAAGAATTTTATTATTCATAATATTTTCTATAGGTCATTATTATGTTTCCATTTATTATAAAAGTAATCTGCATATACTTTATTAATATTTTTACTCATATGAAAGCCGTCTCGGTTTCTTTCTTCACTAGTTAGTTTACTAGTGTATGTAAAAATTCCATTATCTTCTAGAAAGGATCTTTCTACAGGATGCCAACACCAAGAAGGTAGTGCAGCTTCATATACATTTGATATACGTTGTCGCAAGAAATAGTTGAAGTTATCACGTATTTTAGGATTATCGCTATGTTTTAAAAAGTTAAAATTCTCGTCTAATCGACGATGTAAAAAACTATACATTACAAAAACATCTTGTACATCAAATATACTACAGGCTCGCTCATATACTATCCGAATAGCATCATTACCTGCACCATCCATACCTAAGTTGATTGTTGGAATAGTAAAATACTTTGCTAATTGACTACACCAGCTGTGTTCAATAGGACCGCCTACATTTACAGTATAACTATCGCCTAAACATATATTTATGGGTTTACCTAAAAACTGCTCATACTCTGGACCTCTAAAACCCCAACTATTAAACTTATAATCAAAATTTTGTACTGGATACGTATGCCAATCTTTTACTGTGCGGTATGCTTCCTTTGGATTATCCATTCCGCTGGTTTTAGCATTATAATTAGCTTTAGTGTAAAAATAAGTAAAATTATTGATTAGCATTTTTCAATCAAAGCAGTATAAAAAATATAACACTATTATTTTGGGGAAAATATTCAAGTTTAAAAATAATCTTATTTTTCGTTATCGTGTACGTAAAGTTGTAGTAAAGCGTAATGTATTACTTTTAACAAATCTTTTCTGGCATCTTCTTTTGTGCCTTTTTTACCGTATCGGTTAGAGTATTTATCTACGT